GGAAATGGCGGAAGTCGCAACGAAGCTGCGATTAGTGGAGTCAACTTGGGATGCCATGATGTTTTGTTAGGTTAGAGAGTGCGGATGCCTTCGCTGCGGGCAGCGAGGTAAAGTTCGGGAAAACGGGCGATGACGGCTTTGGTTGCCGCGCTCCCGGTCAAACCTTCGGCCTTAACGGTGGCGAGGGCTTCGGAAAAATTGGTCGGAGCCTTGGGAGCCTCGACCTTTGTTGCGGGGGCAACAGCGGGTGCAACGGGCTTTGCGCCGAAATTAGCGACGAGCGATTTGATTTCCGCGAGTTCAGCGGCGAGCTTCTTGCTCATGTCTTCGGACTTGTCTTCGCCCTCGTCCTGCATCGCGTCCTTTTTCTCCCCCTCGTCCTGCATTGACTCCTCTTTCTCCTCATCGGTAGCGGGATTCTCTTGCAGGGTCGGCTCCTCTTTCTCCTCGTCGGGAACAATCGTAACGATAGCTTCCAAAGCGGCGAGCTTTTCTTCAATCGGAGCGAGCGCGTCCGCGATAGCTTGAGCGATATCCTTTTCGTCCATGACTTTTTTGCCGCTGTCAACCTTGGCCGAGAAAAGGCCCGTTGGATTTGCCGCCGGGGTATCGACCAAATCGGCGGAATAGATTTCACTGCAACGCGCAAAAACGATGTCGCCGTCTTCCAAATGCTCGCCGCTAAAGGAAATCGAAAGGCCAAACGTATCGGGCATGAGTTCTGCCATTTCCAAGATGCGGGCGGTGGCATCGTGGTTCTTGAGCAAGTAGAGGTCAGCGCGGAGTTGGTCGCCGTCGATGGTGAAGTTTTTCAACGCGCCGACAATTTCATTAAATCCCGTGTAGTGGTCGGTCTTTACCTTGAGTCCGCCCGCATAGGTCTCGGCGGCGGCTTTGACTTCTTCCAGCGTGCGCTGGTCAATCTGCATCCCGTGGCCCCGCGCCTCGCCCACCGTGATAACGGACACGCCCGCGATGATTGCGTTCTTCGCGTCGATGACGCCGTCCAGCACGGCGAAGTCAGTCTTGGTCATGCCATGCCCGCGACTGTCAAAAGGTGGAGGCGGGGGGATTGAACCCCCGTGCCTGACTCCGCAGAGTCGGTCGAAGCTACGCCCCCGTTAAGTTTTCTTTTTGCGCGGCGCCTTGCGCTTTGGTTTCGCGGAAAGTTTGGCTCGCGGCTGCGGAGCGGCGGGTGCTGTCACGGGCGATTGGTTCGGGTCGGTTGCCACCGACTCCTTGCCGCCACTGATAGCTTGCGGGTCGAGGTTCATTTCGGCGGCGAGTTCCTTGATGTAAGCCGCTTCCTTGGCGCGTTGGCGAATCGACGCTTGCCAATCATGGCCCGCCTCACCGTAGAGTTCCGCAGCCGTAGCCAAACCCATTCGCCAGAGTTCAATGTCGGCGCGGGCATCGCGGCCAGCGTCAATGCTGACCGACCCCGGCCATTGCCATTGACCGCGAGTGACTTCTGGGCGGTTCGGCAAGATGCGCTTGGCGGCAGCGTCGAGCAGGGCAAGGCGCACAACCTTGTTGAGGAATTGCGCCTCCAACTGGTAACGCCAGAAATCAAAAGTGCGTTCGGCTTGGCGAAGGTCTTTGCGGGCCTCCGGGCCTGCGCTGGAGCGGTCAAGAATGACGCGAGCCGAAGTGCCAAGGGCGCGGCACATACGGTCTTCCAAGTATTGCACAAAATTGGCGAAGGCTTGTGCGGGACGGTTGGAGTTTTGGAAAACCTCCATCGACTCGCCTGTGTTCAGATAATTAACCCGTCCCGGCTCAAGCGCGGTGAGTTTGATGTCGTTCCCGAATTGGTCTTTATCGCCGCGCAGCACCGAGGCGAGTTCTTCGTCCGCGCCGTATTCCGTCTTGACCACGCCCGCCTGCGAGGAGGCCCAGCGAGCGGCGAGCTTTTCGTATTCGATAAGGTCGGCTACGTCCTGCGCGTCATCCAGAATCGGGGCCATGACCGAGCGGCCACGGTATTCGTCGATGCGGGTCGGCACGAAGATGTGGCAAAAGTTCTCGGCGGCGACTTCGCTGAAGTCCAGATAGCGGCCAGACTTGTCGCGGTCATAAATGCGATAGCTGACCGGGCGACCCAGCCCGTCGAGCGTGATGCCGCCGACATATTCGGGCGCGTTGGTGTCGAGGTCTATGTCTCGTCCGATTCGGTCTGCCGTAACGGGTTGCAGTTTGAGGTTTTCTCCCTCTCGCGCAATAACCACGCCGCAATCCCCATCGACCAAAGCAGCGCGCAAAACCAGTTGAGTGAGGCATAAGAGGCTATGCCGTCCAGTGATGTCGCAGTCATTGAACCAGTTGTTCAGATACGCCTCAACATCTTGGTCGAGGGCGGTGTCGCCCGTGCGGGCTTGGTAGGCCAAGCTGCCCGACACATGAACGACGAAATGGGTCAGGATAGCGCGGACGGTGGAAAAGTTATCGTCCAAGTCGCGGGCGCGATTCATCAAGCGGATGCGCTCGGTGGTGCCTCCGATTTGCTCGGCGGGCATATTCATCCGCGCCTGCGGGCGGTTGCGGGTAATCTTGGCCGCATCGAAGCGGCTGAAGGCGGTTAGCTTTTGGCGGGCGACTTCCCGGCGCAGGGCGGCGCGGGGGCTGAACAGGGCGATGGTCTGGTCAATGAGGTTCATTTAATTGCGGACGCCGCTGAAGTCAGCGTGAAGGACTCGGCGGCGGCGGCTACTGGCGCGGTCAAGGGCGGCGAGGATGTCGCCCAAGGTAGTCCGCATCTCGGTCAGATTGGCGCGGGAAAGCGAGCGACCACCGATGGAATAACTGACGCCGTTGGTCGCCACGGCTTTGATCGCGGCAACGTATTCGTCGCGCAACTCCTCAAGAGTTGCTACGGGAAGACCGAAAAAGTCGGAACGCGCCATGCAGTTGCTAACCTGTCAAAGAGACTTTTATTCGCGCTTATAGTCCCAGACGATGCTTTCGGTAAGATTTAGCGTGCCGCTGCTGCCGTTGGTTCCGTCATTGTTGGGGTTAAGCCATGTGAATGTCGGAGCGCCAGCAATGGTTACATCTATCTGGTCAAGCGAAGACTCGATAGAAATGCGCGGCCAGAGCAAGTCGTTGTAGAGGTAGAGTAGCCTTGTGTCTTCGGCCAGCAACTCTCCCACCTCTCCCTCGGTTATCGGGAACATCTTAAAGAGGAACCATGCGCGATAGCCCCAATTTGCATATCCGTCAGGAGCAAAATAATTCGGGTCGCCAGGATCGGGCTTCGGGTCTTGGGTCGCGGTTAGATAATAGTCGCCCCATGCGTATTGGAAAAAATCGGCACGAAGCACCGACCCAAAGCAAACGTCTCCGATGCAGCGATGACGCAAATGCTCTGGCAAATCTTGCGGGTTGTTGCCGTAGGAAAGCCATTTGTCTCGCGTCCATGTGCCGAGATAGTTTGTTTCCTTGAAATTGCCGCCGCTTAGTGGCCCGATTGGGACTGCCGTCCAAGCGTCCAGCGACGATTCTTTTTTGTCGTTGCTGCCCGCATTGGTTACCCAAATGTTTCCCTGCGCGGTGTCGGGATCGTCTAGCGGTTCGCCCCTTGGCTCCCATGTGCCAGACCTAACCATGGGAACGGTTTGCTCCCCGCCCAAGCCGTTATCAAACTTATTTAACGCCGGGTCATCCCACGTTCCGCTTGCCTGCCATTTACGGACTTTCCAATACCAACGGACGGCGGTTTCAATGGAAACGCCGACAGGGTGAGTCGCCTCGGGGCGATATTGGTAATACTCTGGCGTCTTGTTCGGGGAAGTGCCGAGAATTGCATCCGCTTCTGCGTCTGTCAGTTTTTTGACGCAAAACGGAAACGCTCCCAAATATGTCAGTTCGGCCATTACCTACAAGCCAAGCAAACGCATGAGAACGCGAGCCGTGGCCTCGACCGACCAGACAAAGCCAAGAGCGGCGAAGCAAAAGAGCAAGATCGGAATAAAGCTAGAGTTGCGCTGATCGTTCATAGTCCAAACTCCGTCTTGAGTTGCACGGCGAGTTTCGCAAGGCGCTCAAACTCGTAAATGAAGTCGCGGGCGGCATCGCGTTGCCACTCGCTCGGCAAGCGGTATTGCGTCTTGAAGGACAGGACGAAGGGCGGCTTCTCGCGCTCGCCTTCCCCGGTTTCCTTCGGCGCGGGTTCGGGCAAGATGCCCGTAGCAACATAGGCATCGGTCAGGCACTTGATGTTCGGGTTGGCGAGCAAATCCGTCACCAGTGACGTTTTTGCCAGCTTCATCCACCGCTGCACGGTGCGAATGCCGCGCTCGCCAGCATTGGCCTCAAGCCATGCCTCAAACTCGCCGTGCGGGACAAGTTCCTTGGCGCGGTTGGCCGCGAGGCCCGCATTGATGGCGTGGCGGATGGCAAGCTCGGCGCAGCCTTGGGCGGTTGCAGCGGCTTGGTCGGCGGCGTCAGCGCAGCGTTTTAGCTCGCTGGCACAAGTTTCGGCATCAGTGAGTCCCTCAAGATTGAGAGACGGTTGAACGAGTTGGAGTTCGGTTGTTTGCATATTTTGGATTTTTTCTCTTTATGCACCCGCAGGGCGCGGGCGCGATATGATTCACGGGCGGTGTCAGACTTCATGTGCCGAGCCGTGGGCAGGTTCAAATCGTCCTTGATGCCGACCACAATTTTACTCACGGCTGCTCGCGTCACATCGTATTTGCGGGCAATCTCGGTCTGGCTTTCGGGCTTGCGATTGATGACGGCCAGATAGCACTCGGCCTTCATCGCCGTGCGGCGGTCATGCGAATTGCTCAACGCTTGCAGTAGACGAATCGCCGCCTCGTCGCCAAAGGTGCGGCTGGCCCCGTGGCCGTGTTCCTGCGCCTCCCATTCCTTCCAGAAGGCCCGGAACACTTCCAGCGACCACCAGTTCAACAGGGCGGCATGGGCGGCAAGGGCGGGCGGATGCGGGACGCGCAAGCGGGCGTCGAGGTAAACGTCTTCGGCAGTGTCGTGTGGCAACTCCGGGCCGCAACTCGCCTCGGCGTAGTCGGCGGCATCACCGAATTTATCGTCCCGCATCCGCAGGTTTTACGGAGCGGCGGGCAAATTGTCAAGTGCGGCGTCTCGCCT